ATTATTGTAAATATTGGGGTTATGCTCCTGTTGGAAAGTTTAAGGATTCAACATTAGAAAGAACTGTGTGTAAAATGTTGGATTCTTTGAATGTGTCTTATATAAAGAATACTAGAGATGTAATAAGTCCCATGGAATTAGATTTATTTTTACCAAAACACAATATAGCAATAGAATGTAATGGAGAGTATTTTCATTCAACAAGAACAAAGGATAAGGATTATCATTTGTTAAAAAACACAGAATGTTCTAAAAGGGGAATAAGACTTATAAGTTTATTCGGAAAAGACATTACACAAAAAGAAGGAAAGGTTTTTAATTTATTAAAAACTTTTGTGAAAAGAAACAAAATAAAAATAGGTGCAAGAGAATGTAATATAGTAGAAATTAGTTCAGGTATCGCAAAAACATTTTTTGAAAAATACCATTTTAATGGATTCTGTCATGCAAAAAACCATTATGGTTTGATGTATAAAAACAGATTGATCTCTGCTATTTCGATAGGAAAGGCTAGATTTTTAAAAAATTCTTCTGATTTAGAATTGATTAGATTTGCAACAATGAAAAATATCAATGTATTGGGTGGTTTTTCAAAATTTCTTTCTTTCTTGAGAAATAAATTTCCTAATAAAACACTTCATACTTATGCAGATTTAAACATTTATACTGGTGATGTTTATGAAAAAACAGGATTTACTTTTATTAGAATAACTGATCCTGATTTTTATTATTGTAAAGATGGAAATACGTTTGTATCCAGATATCAAGCACAAAAACACAAATTAAAAAACTTATTAAAAGATAAATTTGATTCAAATTTATCTGAAGAAGAAAATATGAAAAATTCTGGATATTATAGAGTTTATGGGTGTGGGAATAAATATTATTCAATAATACTTTGATAAAACCTCGACTAATTAAAAAAAATACAAACTACAAACAAGGTAGATTTAATCCATTAAATCCTAACAAGTATAAGGGAACATTTCCTATTGTGTATCGTTCTAAAATGGAACTTAATGCAATGAGAATGTTGGATAATAATTCAAATGTTTTAACATGGGGTTCTGAGTCTGTTATTATTCCTTATATTTCTCCACTTGATAATAAACTTCATAGATATTTTGTTGATATGGTTGCTCTTATAAAGCAAAAAGATGGAACTACAAGAAAAGTTTTAATTGAAGTAAAACCATTTAAGCAAACACAAGCACCAATTGCTTCTAATAGAAAATCACAGAAGACAACAATATATGAAAATGTTCAATATGCAATGAATATGGCTAAGTTTGATGCAGCAAAAAAATGGTGTGAAAAAAATAATTTTTTATTTTTAATACTAACTGAGAATGAAATTACACTTAACTAGTGTAAATAATAATATACTATGCAGAATAATGCCTATCGACTTTTGGTTGAAGAACCAACATACGAAGTTCAATATTTGGTGGAAGAAAAAAACAGGAACTCTCCATCAAATTTATTTATTCATGGACCATTTTTAATGGCCAATGAAGCAAATAAAAATAAAAGAATTTATCCATTGGAAGAAATGGTTAGAGAAGTTGATAGATATTCACAAGAAATGATTGTGGGGAAAAGATCAACAGGGGAACTCAATCATCCTTCCTCACCAGAGATTAATCTAGAAAGAATCTGTCACATAGTTACAGAATTAAAACAAAATGGAAATATCTTTGAAGGTAAATCCAGAATTCTTTCCACTCCAATGGGACAAATTGTAAGATCACTTATTCTTGATGGGGTTAAACTTGGTGTTTCTTCTAGAGCATTAGGAAGACTTGATTCAGATGGTCAATACAATAAGGTTTCTGATTTTAGACTTGTTGCTGTTGATGTTGTTGCTGATCCATCTGTTCCTACTGCATTTGTAAATGGAATTTTAGAATCTAAACAATGGATTTTAACCGAGAATGGAAATTTTGAACCACTGTTTGAAAGATTTGAAAAAAATATCAGCAATCTTCCAAGAAACAATAAAGACCAATATTTGAAAGAACAAGTAATTGCTTTCATTAATGCACTCAAAACATTGTAAATAAATATATGAAGAAAGCTATTTCAAAATTCATTACACATATTTGTGAAAATAAATATTCACAAGCAGATTCACTTTTACAAAAAATTCTCACCGAAAAAGTAAAACAGAAAATTAAAAAAATCGTGAAAGATAAAGATTATTGCTGTGATGATTGTAAAAAAAAGAAAAAACATTGCAGTGATTGTAAAAAAAATAACAAAACTGTATCAAAGAAAGGTAAATAATTTTATATAATATGGATATTTCAAAGATTCTTAAAAATTTAGATCAAAGCGTCCTTAATGAAGAGACAGCTTCTGCTATTGCAGTTGCATTTGAAAAAGCAGTAAATGAAAAGGTAGAAGCAAAAACTTCTCTACAATTAGAATCTGCTCTTTTAAAACAAGACGAAGATCATGCAGAAAAACTTCAAAATTTGATCGAGGCTTTAGACTTGGATCATACCAACAAATTAAAACAAGTTGTTGAAGCTATCAACGAAAACCATACAGCAAAATTAGAAGAAGTTATCGATCTTTATAAAACTTCTTTGAATGAAAAAGCTGAAAAATTCAGCAACAAGTTAATCAATCAAATCAGCAATTATCTTGATCTTTATTTAGAAAAACATATCCCAACTCAACAGCTAGAAGAAGCAGTTGAAAATACACATGCCAAATCTCAATTGGAAAAAATCAAGAATATGTTAAATCTTGATCCAGAACAATTGAATGAAAATGTAAAAGAAGTTCTTAAAAAGGGAAATAATCAAATCAACGAACTTCAAGAAAAATTAAATGAATCCTATAATGAGAATGCAAAACTTTCTACACTCGTAGAACAGTCAAATTCCGCACTTATCCTTGAAAGAAAAACAAAAGGAATGGGATCTTCCAAAAAGGAATATTTAACAAAAATTTTATGTGACAAATCTCCAAAGTATATTGAAGAAAATTTCAATTACGTTGTAGATATGTTTGAGAAAGACGAAAATGAAGAAAGATCAGTTCTTGCTGAACAAGCAAAAAACAAATCAGTATCAAAAGATGCTAAGGTTCCTTCATTAGTAGTTGAATCTGTAAAACCCAATACACAGGATTATAATCCTGTTACTGATTACTTGTCAGAACTCAGACGATCATAAAAAAAGATTTAAAGTTGTAGAAGAGAACGGTTCTTTTCTAGAAAAACATAATCCAAAAATAAGAAAGGTAAATAAAAAAACATATGAATACAATCAAACCCTCAACAGGATTTATCGACAAAGGTCGTGCTAACACTCTATTAGAGAAATGGGCCCCGGTTTTGAACTATAGTTCAGATCGAGTAAAACCATTAGAAGACGAACACACTCGTTTATCTACTGCCATCCTCATGGAAAACCAAGAACGTTGGTGCATTGAAGAATCCGGAAACGTTAGCGGTATCGCTGGTGTTTACGGTGGTTCTGCTCCTGGTCAGACTGGTCTTTCTAACAGTGATAGTTATGCAACAGGTGATGCAAGACTTCCAAAGGTATTAATACCTATGGTTCGTCGTACATTCCCAGAGCTTATCACTAACGAGATCGTTGGTGTTCAGCCTATGGCTGGTCCAGTTGGTTTGGCATTCGCTATGCGTTATAAGTATGATACCGCAAGTTTAGGTGGAACAGGTGTTGACGGATACGGCAACCTTGGACCACAAACCGTTGGAAATGATGGCGTTCCTCGCCAAAACAACGATGCTGAACTTGGTTATCAAAAACTTGATACCCGCTTTACTGGTACTAGTGCTAATTTCTTGACCGGACACAATGATTTCAAAGTCATTGCTGAAGATCAAGGTGTTGCTGCTCTTTTAAGCCAGTTTGAGTTAACTGGAAACATTCCTCAAGTTTCTCTTGAGTTCGCTAAAACAGCTGTTGAAGCTAAGACTCGTCGTCTTGCTGCTCGCTGGTCTGTTGAACTTGAGCAGGACATGAAGAACATGAACGGACTCGATGTTGATTCTGAATTAACAAATGCTATGAGCTATGAAATTCAGGCTGAAATCGACCGTGAAATGATCATGAGAATGGTCCAGATCTCTCTTAATGCAGGTAAAGGTAATGGATATAGTTTCTGGTACGCTGCTTCCGCTGATGCCCGTTGGCTCGGTGAACGCAATCGTGACTTCTACAGCAAGATTATTGTCGAAGCTAATCGCATCGCAATTCGTAACCGCCGTGGTTCTGCCAACTTCATCGTTGCTACTCCTCGCGTTTGCACAATCTTGGAGATGTTACCAGAGTTTCAATGGATGCCTGTAAACGGCAATGTTAACACTCAACCTACTGGTATTGCCAAGGTTGGAACTGTTGGCGGACGTTTCACCATCTACAGAGATACTCGTACCGAAGCTCAACTCCTTGCTGGCGCAAGAAGCCAAGCTGATGCAATTGAGTATGCACTTTTAGGTTACAAAGGAACTGAATATTATGATACAGGTATTGTATATTGTCCGTATATTCCGGTTATGATTCAGCGCACTATCGGTCCTAACGACTTCTCCCCAAGAGTTGGTCTTATGACTAGATACGGTGTTGTCGATCATATCTTCGGTGCGAGCTTATACTACCATCTCATTATAGTTAAGGGACTTGGTACTGACAATGTTGCTCAAACTGCTGGTCGCCTCTATCTATAAGTTGATAGAATCCTCAAAAAACCCGTTGATAGAAATATCAACGGGTTTTTTATTTTCACAGATATGTCTTTTCAAATTTAAAGCTTCCACAGTCCCATATTCTGTCATATCCATTTAGTTGCATATTTTGCCATTCTGACAAATTTACATCATATGTTTTTAATATCTTTGGTAGTTCAGATTTCCTGTAAGCAAATCTGTGTTTTCTTTGGTTTTTTACTATGTACCAATAATTTGGTTGGGTTTCTCCTACAAGATTAAATCCCAATACATTATAAAGATTTCCATCTGACCATCGTTTATCCGCATAAGAAATAATTTCTTTTGGATTATATTTTGTTTCAAAATATTTTAAAAGTTTGGATGCTCCACCAACAATTGAAAAATTAAAGTTCGAACAAAACCTAGTTAATTCATAGCAATTTTCTTTTGGTTTATTTCCTAATGCAACTCTGTAGGGATTAAATGTCATAACAGATACTAATCTGTTTTTATAAAACAATCCTAAGTGTAAATTAGAATTATCATTTCCTTGTATGTGATATTTTCTTAAAAATTTAGATTTAATTTCTGATGATATTTCCTTAACCACACACTTTCTGGCATATATTTTTTTTAAATTTTTATTGAATAAATTTTTGATTCTAGATTTTACTATTTTTTGTTTTTCCATCCATTCATCTTCAAATATTTGAATTAATTTATATCCACAATTATTAGCATTTTTTCTTTTTAATGAATGATAGAATTTAGTTTTTCTTCCTGTTATTTCAGAGTGCCAATATAGTCCATCTATTTCTATTGCTATTTTGTGTTTTTCTGAAACAATATCTAGTTCCATTGGTGAAATAATTTCCCTATCTTGCTCTTTTATTTTTGGATCTAGTGTTTTCACAAAATCACATATATCTTTTTCTAGTAAAGATTGACCACCTGTTGTTATTTTTGGATTACAGGTAAAACATCTCAATGGATCATATGAGATTCGTAAATTAGTTTCTGAGACGGTAGAACAAACACTACATTTAAACTCATACTTCAATAATCTTCCTTGATAATTATCTATATCAAACATGGGTTCTAATGTTCCCATTTTTCCCTCTTCTTTTAATCTATTTAAGATTGTTTTATAAAATGTTTTCTGTGTTTTTTCTCTTACTTCTTCTCTTGTTGATTTGACTTTTTCTGAAATTATTTTTTTTACAGAATCTAATTTTGATGGATTATCTACTCCGTATTTTTCCAGCCATTTTTCTTTTA